GTCCTGAACCGGCTCGCCCTTCAGGTGGGTGGTGTCGCCCGCGATCAGGTCGCCGACAGTGATCGGCCCCGCCAGCTCAGCCGGAGAGACGTTGTTCCCCCGCTTGTAGCGAACGGCGATCCAGATTTGGGCTCCCGGCTGTGGCCCCTGAATGGACAGGGTGCGCGTCGTCGGGGGCCATACGCCAGCGTCCACCCAACCGGGCAGAAGCTCGCCCTCCTCGTCCATAAACGGGGGCTGGGCGTCAGGGTCTTCGCCCGCCGCAACCTCGCGCCAGTTGATCAGCATGGCGTCGGCGGTGGCGTTACTGACAATGCCGCTCAGGTCGATGACGGGAAGCTGGCCGCCGCCGGGGGCCGGCGGACGGGGGATGATCGTCCAGTCCCCGGGCTGGGGTGGCGATACTTCTGTCGGGTCGGGCGCCGTCAGACCGGGATAGTCCGGCATGGTCGAGGTCTTGCCGAGCGCCAGCGGGTGCTTGCTGTCGGTCTCCGAGCGGAAGGCGATGCGCACTTCGCCGGCCTTGGGATCGTAGGACCGGCCCAGCACCAGCATCTTGACGCCGTCCAGCATGAAGCCCGGTTCGTCGATGTCGAAGCAGTCGCCCGGTTTCAGACGGCGCAGGTGCGGCAGCAGGGGGATCGTGCCCGCGAAGGGCTCGCGGGCGTCGAGAATGTCGTAGGCCGCCAGTTCCGCGCCCTGCTTCACCTTGGGGACGAAGCGGTACTTGATCTGGTCGCTGCGCTTGCCGCCGTCCTCGGCCACGAGCGGCGCGAACGACACCGGGTTCATCGGCGCGTGCTCCCACTTGTGCGCCTCCGACATGATCACCGGCGTGATCGTGTTCAGCCGGTTGAAGCGGCTCGCCCCGGTGTCCAGTTCGATGGCGCCGGCCGTATCGCGACGGGTGATGGTGACGATGGTGGGGCGCGGGGCGCCACGGCTGACGCAGCTGATCTTGCCGGCCACTCGCGAGCGCTTGGCCCCGCCTGCTTCCAGCAGTTCATCCAGAACGACGGAGGCGTCCTCGGACGTGTCGGGCCACGCCGCGACAGTCCAGGCGTTCGCATCGGCGATGTTGGCTGCCTCAACGAAGGCCGGCAGGTCCACGCCCTGCAGCGACACGCCGATACCCCCCACGACCTGGCCGTTTTCGACCATGCCCAGCGCCCAGTTCAGGGCTGCGATGATGGCGTTGTCGATGTACCGATAGGTCGAGCGCACGCCGTAGCGGCAGGGGCCGGCGCCGCCTGGGTAGGTGTCATCGTAGCGAGGGTCGTAGCCGTAGACGCCCTCCAGCACCTGCATCGGCTTCGGCTCGCCAGACGGGTACACGCTGAACTTCGAATCCTGCTGGAGCGTCAGCAGGTCGCAGGCTTTGCCCGACAGCTTGTAGAGCGGCCCCCACATGGGCATGACCGCGCCGCCGTCGAGACCGGTCGGCAGGCTCAGGGCGGTGTCGGGCTGGGCGCCCATCCGCCAGGACCGCCACATCTGGCGATTGTACTTCCCGACAGCCGTGCCGCCGTTGGAGACGAAGGAGACGGGCAGTTCGTCAGCCGTGAAGCCCTGGAACGACTTCACCGGGCCCGCGCCGGAGTAGACGGAGACGATGCCCTGAAGGCGGTTGTCCTGACCGTACTCGTCGCGGTGGACGATCTTCCCGGCCACGCCCATGCGGCCGAACAGGAAGGGGATTCCCTGATCGGGGTTGGACGTCCAATCGCTGGGCGAGCCGGAAGCCGTCGACTTCGGCTTGTCGAGCATCGAACCAGCAGCCATCAGGCCCGCGGACATCAGCTGCAGGTTGGCCACGGACATGGTGCCGATGCCGGCGATGCCCATGGCCGTGACCTGCACGCCGGCCAGGGCCCCGACGCCCGTAGCCATCAGCACCGCGCCGCCGATGATGGCGCCGGCCGTCTTCAGGGCCTTACCCATCGAGCGTCCTCCATGCGCAGTAGCCCAAGCCGTCACGCGCGAAACCCGTCAGCCCGGTCAGGACTTCGGCGTTCGGGCTGTGATCGGTGAAGGCCAGGTAGTTGCTGTTGCCCATCGCCACGGAGATGCAGCCGACCTCGTGGTCGGTCTCCAGCGCCACCAGATCGCCCGCTAGGGCGCGAGCCGGAGCGATCCGGGGGAAGCCCAGGCTGTCGATGGCTTCGATCAGATTGGCGAAGCCCAGCGCCTTGAGGGCACGCAGGCCCTCGGCCTCGTTTCGCCACTTCAGGCCCTTGGCGAACGGCACCTTCACCCCGAGGCCGTGCAGGACGTGCAGAGCCATTCTCGGGCAGTCTCGTTTGCCCGGCTCGTAGGGCAGGCCCTGAAACCGCTTCCGGGTCGCCTGAGCCGCCTTCATCCGTCGCTGGAGGTTCTTCACGCGGCGCGCGTGGTCGATGTCGCTCATACTTGGCTCGCCACAATGTTGGAGCTTCCACCGCCCCCGCCGCCGCCGTATCCCCCGCCGCCGCTGATCGACCCGCGCGGCTCGTTCTGCCGCCAGTAAATCTTGCGGCCGAGGCCGGTGACGTGGCTGAGCCCAAGCTCGCCGGGCCAGACGGATTGATGGAAGGGATGGGAGAGGCGCCGGTCTTCGTTCGGCTCGTTGAGGCGGGCTTCTTCGGTCCCGCATTCGAGGATCAGCTCTTCGGTCTCGCCGATGATGAAGCGGGCGAAGTCGTACTCGCCTTGGAACAGCAGGTCGGGTTCGCCCCACAGCAGGCCGGTGTCTGGATCCAGCGCGCAGTCGTAAATCTCGACCTTGGCATCTTGGTGCTTGCGGTCGGCCATGGCGACCAAGGCGTCATAGCTGGCCGGATAGAAGCCGATGTCCACGCGCGTGGTCTGGCCGTCGACACCGTCCTCGAAGGTCGGCAG